GGCTCCCAGCCTTCACGCATCTGACGAGAGACGTTGGTGTTATCCGAACGTCCCAAAGACGAAGTTCTAATCCAGCGAAATACCCAACCATCTTTCTGTTCCGGGATCGGAAGCGCGGATTGCGGCAACCACGCATCGCTAGGACGCGATTCGGCTGCACGGTCGATACGAACTTTGCGCTCATCAGCCATTTGAACTCTCCTTAATGAGTTGTTTGGCGTACTGCTCTGGTGAGATGCCAAGCCTCTTGGCGAGAGAGACTTGTGATGCAGTCAATTGGATTTTGCGTGGTCTTGCACCGTTGTTTCGATTCGACGGCGCTACCACGGTTGAGGGGGTGCGTTGAGCGGGTGCAGAGGTCACTTGGACTTCCTCATCCTTCTCAAAGTAATCAGGGAAACGCTGCCGCATGGCAGCATCGATTTTCTGGTAGTACTCATCCGTGTCGGCTTGAACGCCTTCTTCACGGATCAGTGTTTCATGAATTCCATAAGCCAACGCAGTCATGGAGCGGTTGCCTTGCGGACCGAACCATGGGTTTCTCTTGGTCCACTCCAGCGCCTTTTGGCTGGGCTGCGGAACCTGAGGCTGAGGCGGAACATAGTTCTGCGGGGTGTACTGGGGCTGTTGAGCCTGCTGACGGGGACGGTTCTGAAGAACACGTTCGTGTTTCTCAGCCTCACGAAACTCCGTTTGGGCATTAAGGAGTTTCTCTTGGGCTTCGATGATCTTCTGAGCGTCACCGGCCTCATAAGCCTCTTTGTACAGAGACTTGGCTTGATCAAGGGCTAACGATGCACGGGACTTGATCTGGGCGACGAGTGCGCCTTCCCCGCGACTAATCAGTGACTCGTACTGTTGGTTTTTGGCAACCACTTGCTGGGCAAAGCGGACTGCCTCTTCGCGCATCCTCTCAGCGGCCTCACGCTGGCGCATGGCCTCGTGCTGCTCGTATTTGAGTTTGTTGATGCGCTTGCGGACTTTGTCACTGTAGTCCGACAGTTCTTCGTCGTTCTCTTCCTTCTCAGCCTGTTTAACCGGCTGCTTAGGAAGATCATCGACGATCTCCAGTTCGACTTGCTCTGTGGCTTTCGCCTCAGGGGCTTCCTTTTCAGGGATTTGCAACGGAGTGGTCACTCCGAAGAATTTGTCCTCACGGGACAGTTCAGAGGCTTCTGCGCTCATGCCTTCACCACTCCACGCGGGTCTTCAACGATGGCTTCAACGCTATCGTCGTTGATGAGACGGAACTCTTTCCCGTGGACCTTGAAGCGGGTTCCGGAGTAGGAACGCATCATGATCCAGTCCCCTTCTTTGCAGTAGGGGCCAGAGGGAAAGCGGTCGGGGGACTTGTAAGCATCCGGGCCTGCCGCGAGGACAAAACCCACAATGCTGCCAATTTCTTCGGCTTCCAGAGTCTGGGATGCCTTGAGAATGCCACCTTCTGTCTTTTCTTCCGGGTTAGGGAGGGCAATGAGGAGTTTGTACCCAGTCGGTTTGGGTAACTGACTTGCGACTTTAGTGTCGTTTTCTGACATGTTTTCCTGCACCTTTCGGCGGTTGCACCCCGTGAGGGGCGGTTGCACTGTTTACACAGTGAATTTGTTAAGCCGTTTAATCATCATCAATTTGCTTTGTGAGGTCAAGTAGTTCCCGTTCAGCACGGGCTAACCCCTCTATGACACCACAACACCTCTTGTACTCAGGGAAGTCGGCACAGCCGCCCCCGGCGATGTGGTCGGCCAGATCGTTCATCTGCTGGCGCAGGGATTTCCGCAGGAATTCTGCGAGGTTATCGCTGACGGTTGGCATTCTTATCTTGCTCACGCTGCTGTGCGGCCAGCATTTCTCTGGCGATTTCGACCCCTAACTTCGCCCCTTCGACCTTGTCTCTGGAGGCGATCTCTCTGCTTTGCAGTTCGTTCTGGGTGTTGGTCGCGGCGATCTGGACACCCAGACGCGCCCCTTCGATACGCTCTTGCGCCTTGAGACGGGCCTGTTCGGCCTGTAGGCGCATCTGTGCTTTCTGCATATCCGCCTGAACCCGTGCCATTTCGGCTTGGGCTTTCTGCTGGATTTCCTGAGCGCGGAGTTGGAGTTTTTGCATTTCCATCTGAAGTACCGGGTCTTGAGCCTCTTGCTGCTGTTGCTGCATCTGGGCTTCTTGCTGGGCTTTCCCAAGTACCTGAGCCGCAGCCGGAGCCACAAGGGCTGACAAACGGTATTCGATGTCTTCCGGAAGTGGTTCCCCCGGAGGAGGCAGTTTCATGCCCAACTGCTTTTCGATCTGCTGTCGATAGGCAAAGGCCAGATGTTCCGCCACATGGGCAGCCAAAGAGGCTTGCAGGGCTTCAGCAGCCTGCGGAGCCTGTTGGAGCATGGCCTGCAAACGCGGGTCTTGTCCAAAGGACATGTGCGTTTGGATGTGGGCTTCGTGGTCCTGATAGATAAACGCCTTGATGGGTTTCATCTGAAGGGCGTTCATGTTTTCCGTCACGGGGTCTGTAGGCGGAATGTCCGTCTTGTCCGGGAGAACTTCCTGCGCGTCGGCAATCCCAAGCGCCTCAATCATTTGACGGTGGAGTAGAGGTAAGTCGTACAACTGAGGTGCTTGGGACGCCAGTTGGAGAGCCGCCTGATATTTCATGATCCGCTGGGCCATCGTTCCCGCATTCGGATCAGAGATCGGAATGACATCGATGCGGTCATCGAAATCTTCCTTGGTCAGTTCTTTACCCGGAATGTCGTAGGGATATTCCTCTGGGCCGTAGTCATAGACCAACTGAGCAAGGAGTTTGAGTTCCTTCTTCATGGAGGCGTGTAAACGGGCTTGGACCGCTGACATGACCTTCATGGAGCGTTCGATAATCGCGAGGGTGGTTCCGACCGGAGCCTCCCCGTTCATATCGGCCACCTTCATGTCCGCCTGCGAAGCAAAGCGGCGACCTTCGTCCACGATGTTGTTCAGCAACTGATACAACGTGCCGGAGGGTTCCTTGTAGGGAAGGAACGTAATGTTGTCGCGTAAAGTACCGGATGGAATGTCTACGTCACGGAACTCACCCGGCATGATGGGTGTATCGTCGCCTTTGATCCGGAGTCCGCGAGTTTTCAGTCCGCCCGGAAGGTTGGAGAGGGTTCCGGCGTCCACCAACTGTCTGAGGATAGACGTTGAGGATTTAGCCAATCCACCAACGAGGTGAACCAAACCAAAGCCATAGAACCCCAAACCGGGGATGTAGGTGTATTGAACGAAATGCTGGCGGCGCTTCTTGAGCGGATCATCTTCGTACCAGTTGCGACGAATCGCCAAAATCTTGCGCGACGATTTGTCGATGGTGATGACGTAAGGCAACGCAATCCCGGTGGGATTGCCTTCTGCGTCGGTATCTTCAAAGCCGGGTAGGTCGTAATCGACCACCATTTCCAAAAGGGTATAGCGAGAATCCAAGTCCATGCCCTTGGATTCACCGTTCAGTTTGTCGTAGGACTTTTGTATTTCGGTGATATCGGGCGACGGAGGCGGTAAATCCACATCCGCATAGAATCCTGACACCTGCAACTTACGAATCTCGTTGTAGGTTTTCTTCATCAAATGGGTGGCACGTTCGCAGGTGATCAAGTCACTTGCGCCGTAAGAGACCACGAAATCTTCCGCAGGAACAAAGATCGATGCGGGTCTACCCAATGAAGGGTCGTAATAGACTTTTCTAAACGCCGCGCCGCAAAGGGCCAAAGAGAACAGGAGTTTCTCTGTCTCTGAGCGGTATTCGCTCATGCGTTCGGTCAAGAGATAGTTTAAATACTCTTGAACACGTTGGGCTTGTTGGGTTCTTTCGGTAGTGGTTTCGCCCAAGATTTTAGTTTGGACGGGGCCACGAGCCGGGAAAATCTCTTGAATCGACTGTGCTTGGAAGCGAACAATCGCTTCGGAGAGCATGGGGTGAAATACACCGCAGGCTCCTTCCCAAGGCTGGGTACGATCTTCGATTTTAAGACCTAGAAGGTCGAGACCTTTGATGTAGGTCGTTTCCCATTCTTTACGGGAATCTTTGTCGGCTTCAAAGAGCGTAGAGAGTTCCGACCCGATGTTGTG